TGCCGGTGCTGGGAACATCGTCAATTATTTGACGCTCTTCGGCCATCAGTGCTGGGCCGCTTACGATGTCGAGCCTCGGGCCAGCAACGTGGGCAAGCTCGACGCTTCGTTTATCACCGCCCCGGACCTGAAGGGGGCGCATAGCATCATCACTAACCCGCCGTGGGACCGCCCTGTCCTGCACCAGATCATAGAGCGATGCTCAACTTTAGCACCGACATGGCTGCTCTTTGACGCTGATTGGATGCACACCAAACAGGCCAAGCCCTATTTGGAGATCTGCTCTCGGGTGGTGTCGATAGGCCGGGTGAAGTGGATTGATGGCTCGGCCAGCGTGGGCAAAGAGAATTGCTGCTGGTATCTATTCCAAAATAAGCCGATCACAACCCTGTTCTTTGGGCAGTAAAAATAGCAGTTGACATGGCCTTTGGGCATGTTATTGTTGCTTCACGGTCGATCTAGACCGGGCCTGATTGATATGGAGATTGACATGACCGACTTCGCAGCCCTCGCAGACGAATATGCCCGCCTCGACCTTGAGATCTCTGACCTCAATGCCCAGCGCACGGCGATCAAGGAACAGCTCATCAAGGCTGCTGCCTTTGCCCCCAACAAGAAGGACGTTCTCGAAGCCATCATCGTCGGCAACTCTGCCGATGTGATTTTCACCAAGACCTACCCGGTCACCTTCTCGAAGGATCTGGCCCAGACGCTCCTGTCCGCTGAAGACTTCCAGCGTTGCCACGCTCAAGCGATCAACCCGACGATCCGCCCCCGCGTGAAGATCAAGGCTTTCTAATCAAAGGGGGCTTCGGCCCCCTCCCACCTTATCTTTTATCAAAAGGAACATCTCATGACCGCCACTGACAAACTAAATGAAGTGATTACCGCTATCCCAGCCTTGGCTTCTTACGTCGATTCCCATCGCGCCTCTGGCCTGACCGATGAGGAAGTTCTGGTCCGCCTCAAAGCTGTGGTGAACGAGGTTGCCCAAGAGCGTTAATAAAACGAGGGGCTTCGGCCCCTCTCATTTCTTACCAAATGGAGATCGATATGCCCATCTACGAAACCAAAGTTCATTACGTCACCAAAGTCACAGACCGCCGCGATGACGGCTGGTGCGAAGTCGGCGCGTATGTTGATCCCGTTCTGCCCGGCGCTGGCCGCATCTTGGCCGCTGTGATCACGCACCCCTGCAAGGGCGCGAAGTGGACGGTTCACTCTGCTGGCTCGCATGACAAGCGTACTTTCACCAGCCTTGCCAAAGCGTGGTCGCACGCATGGGAAATTGCCGCGCAGACGGATGCCGGAAAGATCCACCGCAAAACCTACTTCCCTGAAGAATGCGAGGCATGAAATGGAAACGATTCGCGAATTGCAAAACCTGCTCGACCGACTAAACGTCACCAACGCAGCCGTATCAAAGGCCGTTGGCGTACATGAGCGAACTATCTACAAATGGCTGGCTGGGGAGCGGCGCATTCCGATGTCAGTAATTTTGGCGCTTCGCTTGCTGGCTGAAAAGAAAGAGGCTACGATAAAGAACTGACCCCAGCGGATTGCAGTCCACTGGGGTCGAAACGGAACATGGCGGTGTTCCGATGTGCGTAACGGTTTCTACTATACGTTACGCGTCTCATCGGATCAACCACAACCTATTGAGTTGATCGATGGCAAGCGCCTTACCTTACATGAAATTTTACCCGACAGATTACCTGTCGGACACTCAGCATTTGACCACTGTTGAGCATGGCGCATACCTGCTTCTGATCATGAACTATTGGCAGCGCGGCACCCCGCTTCCTGACGATGATCGTCGGCTAAGTGGCATTGCCCGCTTGTCTTTGGAACATTGGCTCAACGTCCGCTCAACGCTTGTTGAGTTCTTCGTTGTCGAAGATGGCATGTGGCGGCACAAAAGGGTGGATCTGGAGCTGCTGGCGGTCGATGCGAAGAGCAAGAAGGCTTCGATAGCCGGAAAATTGTCTGCCGCTAAACGTGTGTCAGTCAACAACAATCCAACGGTCGTTAAACAAACGCTGAACGGACGTTTAACCACTAAACGACCGTTTAACCATACAGATACAGATACAGAACCTTACCTGAACCAAGAAGATGAATCTTTCTAATTAGATTGAGTAGGTCAATTTCCACGGAGCCGAAATGGAACTGAGAAAATACCAGACCGATGCCATAGCATCACTTCGCCAATCACTCGCCGCCGGACACAAGCGCCCGGTCATGCAGTTGCCCACTGGTGCCGGTAAAACCGTTATCGCTGCCGCCATCATCCGTATGGCTCGGGAAAAGGGAAAGCGCGTGATCTTCGCCGTCCCGGCACTGAGCCTGATCGATCAGACGGTGCAGCGGTTCACGCAGAACGGCATCTGGGAGGTCGCTGTCATGCAGGGCGACCACGAGATGACCGATCACCAGCAGCCTGTGCAGGTCTGTTCGATCCAGACGCTGATGCGCCGAAACATTCCTGTCGCGGATCTCGTGATCATCGATGAAGCGCATGTGCAGTTTAAGTTCATCCACGAGTGGGCGAAGAACACCGATTGGAAGCACATCCCGTTCGTTGGGCTGACAGCCACACCGTGGGCGAGAGGCATGGCGAAGGTTTGGGATGATTTGATCATCGCTGTGACGATGCAGGAGCTGATCGACCTCGGCCACCTTTCGGATTTTAAGGTTTTCGCCCCGGCGCATCCTGATCTGTCAAACGTGAAAACGGTTGCAGGTGACTTCGAGCTGAAGGGTCTTGGCGAAGCGATGGACCAAGGCGCACTGGTTGCCGATATTGTTTCGACATGGATGGAACGCGGAGAAGATCGACAAACGATTTGCTTCTGCGTCAATCGTGTTCACGCGAAGCATGTGCAGCAGCAATTCATCGCAGCGGGCGTGAATGCGGACTACATGGACGCGCATACCGATCGTGATGCACGCAACGACATCGTCAAGAAATTTGAGAACGGCGATGTGCGTGTGATCTGCAACGTGGGCGTTTTGACGACAGGCTTCGACGCTGACGTTCGCTGCATCATTCTGGCCCGGCCTACGAAAAGCGAGATGCTCTACGTCCAGATGATCGGGCGCGGACTTCGACCGGCAAAGGGCAAAGATCATTGCTTGGTGTTGGACCACAGCGACACGACAATCCGTCTCGGCTTCGTGACTGACATTCACCACGATGCGCTGGATGATGGATCGTCAAAAAAGAAAACGCCGGAGAAGAAAGAAAAGCTTCCGAAGGAATGCCCGAAGTGTGCGTTCCTGCGTCCGCCGAAAGTGCGGATCTGTCCTTCATGCGGTTTCGAAGCGCAGCCGGTAAGCGAGATCGAAAGCGTCATGGGCGAGCTGCACGAGATCACACGCTCCATGCAGGTGAAACCGAAGGATTGGTCGTTCCACGAGAAGGAATGGTTTTATCGGGAGCTGCTCGGGTTCGCGCACAACCGGGGCTACAAGGAGGGCTGGGCCTATCACGCCTATCGGGCGCGGCTCGGTGTCGGGCCACCCAACGCGGTCAAGAAAATCCCAGACCTGATGATCCGCCCGCAGACCATGAGCTGGATCAAGCACTACAACATCGTGAAAGCAAAACAGAGGGAGAAGGCCAATGAGCAGCGCACCGGCTAAAGAGCTTTGCAGGGGGCGCTGGCGGGCTTTGCTTCCAACGATGGGGGTCGATGCCCGCTTCCTGACGGGGAGGCATGGCCCTTGCCCAGTGTGCGGCGGCACCGACCGATTCCGCTGGGACGACAAGGATGGCACCGGTTCGTTCTTTTGCTCGGGCTGCGGCCCCGGCGATGGCTTCATGCTGGCCGAAAGAGTTACCGGTAAAACATTCCGCGAGCTTTGGCTGCTGGTGAAGGACACTATCGGGACCACCCCGATGCCAGAACCGAAGAAGCCTGAAGACCCCAAGGCTCAGAAAAAGGCCATGCAGGAGGTCTGGCGGGCCTGTGAGCCGCCTTCAGCGGATAGTCCGGTAGGGTTATACCAGACACGCCGCCTTGGCCGTCCTTGGCCTTCTAAAGCGATCCTAGAGCATAAGGGCCTGAAGCATCCGCATGACGGAGAGATCTACCCCGCAATGGTCGCCCGGATATCGGACCAAAACGATAAGGGCGTGAACCTGCATATCACCTACCTGACCCCTGACGGGCAGAAGGCTCCTATTGATCTTCAGCGCAAGGTCATGGCTGGGGGATTGCCCGAGGGGTCCGCGATCAGGATCTGGCCCGCAGCCGAGTTCATGGGTGTTGCCGAGGGCATCGAGACCGCGATGAGCGCCGCGATCCTTTACAAGTGCCCGGTGTGGTCTGCGACCAACAGCTCCATGATGGCGAAATGGGTGCCGCCCGAGGAGGCGAAGGAGATCGTGATCTTTGCCGACAACGATAGAAACTACACCGGCCAGCAAGCGGCCTACACGCTCGCGAATCGGCTGGTGCTGAAGTTCGGTCGGCGGGTCGATGTGCAGGTGCCGGTCGAGAAGGGGACGGATTGGAATGATGTCCTGATAAAAGAAAAGGGGGCCTAAGCCCCCTCCGCTTCTTCTAGCTGCCAGAGCAGATCCTCAATGGCTTCCTGCTCGGTGGCACCTATCCCCATCTCGGTGCGGTTCTCGCCGTCATAGGTGTCTTCATCAACGGCGGTCCAAACGATCCAAGGCTGTTCGGTGACGATCTTCATAGGTATCTCCATCAGTAGTGGTGGCGGGAGCCAGCGTAGTTAAAATCATCAAGCGGGCTGGGTTCAGGCTGAGGAACCGGCTCGGCCCAGTGGAAGCAGGGAGTGAAGACCTTCTGGTTCAGTTCGAGGGCGTGAGCTTCGGCTTCTTCGAGATCGTAGAAGACCGCGACCACCTCCGCGTAGGAGGCGGCGCGAGGGGTGATGCGCTGGGCGAGAACGTGGAACATATCAATCTCCTTAGCGGTTATCGTTGTAATCATCGATGGCCGCGTAGATGGCGCGGTCGAGGATCTGCTTTTCGATCTGGGCGAACAGCGGCTGGCCGCTCTTAAGGACGACCAAGATCGAGTTGTCGGTATCGACGTTGAGGATCGTGGCCTTGATCTCGGTGATGCGGAAATCATCCGGGCCACCGCATTCGCCAACCGATGAATCGGCGCTGGTGATGTCGTAGTCAACGTCAGCCGTGCCAATGGCGGTGAAGGTGGTATCGAGGTCGAGTTCGAAATCGTAGGTGAAGGAGTAGTCAGAGGTCAGGTTGCGGTACATGGGGTATCTCCAAATCAATGCTTCGATATGCACACAATACACTGCCCAATGGGCATGTCAACAGGCATGTGAAAGAAAAAGGGGCCGAAGCCCCTTAAATTTATCGGAGGGCCTCGACCCGGTCATTGACGAGATCCCGGACCTTCTGGGGGTCACCAAAGTAATTGTCGAAGGTGCGCGAGCAGATGTCCTGCGCTGCTGCCTGATAGGCATCCAGATCGATGGTCAGAATGCGCTGGTTGGCATCGACCGAAAAGCCATAGTGGCTGTCAGGCTTGCGCCATTCGGTCACGATGCCCTGACGGTTCACGCGGTGGGCATATGCCAGAAAATAATACTGGTAACGGTTCTTCTTGCCGTTGATGTCGGTCGAGGAC